GTACTACCCCACGGATGCTTCGTCGGCTATGGATCCGACGTTTGACGATCCCTCCCTTGGCCCTGCTGCCTTCTCGATGGGCATGATCTTCTAGCAGGGAGGTGAGGCATGACTACCCCATGGGGTGACGTACCCAACATACCACGTGGCAGGGGCCAGTACGGCATCCGCAATAGTATGACTCCAATCCCTGGCCAGACGTTCGGGCGTGGCCAAGGTCCAGGGCCACAGGTTGGACCTCTTCGACCGTCTGATGTCAAGTACGCCATCTACGGCGGCCTACAGCTGCAACGCGTGCTACTTGCCGGTTGGCAGCTGCAGCCAAGTATTGGCATCGTCGCCAAGGACGTGGACAGGCTCGGCTTGCAGTTTCAGGACTTCTCGGAGCCGATCACCGAAGCCATCATGTACATGCAGGAGTCGATCAGGAAGAACTTCGAGGAAGAAGGTCGTCCGGATAGGTGGGCACCACTTCACGAGTACACCGTTAAGGTCCGTGGTGGTAATGCTCACCCGATCCTGAGGCGTTCCGGCAGGCTAGAGGAAGCTGCGACATCTTTCTCCATCTGGAAGATCACACCCACGTCGGCCTCTATCCAGAGTCTACCCGAGCACGTCTGGTATGGTGCTCTCCACCAGAATGGATATGGAAGCCTTAGAGACGTTGCGCGCAACCTTGTCAGCAGCCTCGGGAAGCCTCTCACTCCGACGAACATCAACAAGGTACTCAAGCAGCTTGAGTCCGGTAAGCTTCACCCGACCAACCAGAGGCGTGCGACGCAGATCGTAATTCCCGCACGTCCCTTCATCATGTTCCAAGAGGAGGACGTCGAAGCGATCCAGGAGATTTTCATAGCCTGGATGGAACGTAGGGTCTCCGAGGTAGGAAGGGACTGGAACCAACTGTGACGTATCCATACCCTGCAGACTTGACGGTAATCAACCAGGCATTGGTTGATAAGATCGTTGCCGGCATTGGGGCTGGTGCGTACACGCTGCCCTTTACAGCTGCGGACGTATACTATGGCGACCAAGAGCGACTTCCTCGCACTCCGTCGGTTTGCGTCGAGTCGGGAGATCGTCCAAGGAACCTAGCTGGCGTTCCCAACATGACGGAGAACGTCTTCACACACTTCATCCTGGTCTACCACAACCCGGTTGCGGAGCTTCAGCAGACGCGAAAGGATGTAGACCATCTCGCCTATCAGATCGAGCACTGGTTGCACCAGGACCTGCAGCTCAAGGACAGCGGAGGCAATCCGCGACTGATTTATGGGTTCGTCATCAACCATGAATCTGGCTTTACGTTCAAGAGGGAAACCCTGTACAGAACAGCGCGTCTGACTTTCCAGGGCAAGAACAAGACCTCTCTACCAGTTGCGTGAGGAGGAAGAATGATCAAGTACACGGTCACTGCCGAGCTGCCTTGTCAGGTACCTGGCGTCGGCACGTTCGCAGCTGGTGAGACCAAGGAGCTCACGGCTGAGCAGATGCGTCAGTTCGAGGCGGTAATGGGTCAGCCGCCCCAGAAGATGGCCTGGCCCGACAACATGCACTTCGTAGCTGAGCTCGGACCCGACGTACCGGCCGACGCTCCGACTGAGGCCGGGGAGGTCTAATGCCACAGAATATTGGTGCTTCCGGTCAGATGGGCATCGCAGCTGAAGTTCTCGGGCCAGTCCAGAACTTCGTCGGCAACCCCGCGGCTGGTGGTGCACTCACGGCTGGTACGTACAAGTACTACATCACGGCGATCAACGCCAACGGTGAGACAGCCATCGTGGTTGGCACGACCACAGAGGTCACGGTTACGACTTCTGCCGGTAACCTGACAGCTGCACTCACCTGGAACGCTCTGACGGGTGCGACGGGCTACAAGATCTACCGGACGGCTTCTGGCGGTGCAACGGGTACCGAGCTGCTGCTCACTACGCTTGGCGCCGTCACGTCGTTCAACGATGCGGCTGTCGGCGCTCCGGCAGGTGCGTTCCCGCTGATCAACTCGGCGAGCGTCTCTGGTACGTACGTCGCTCCGACGAAGTTCTTCCCGTTCAACAACGAGTCGCTCAAGTTCGTGCAGGAGACGGTTTGGCGTCGTCCGATTCGCAAGTCGGCTGACATCATCGGCGCCGTCCAGGGCAACGCTCACGTCGAGGGCGACATCGAGATGGAGGCGCTGGAGGACGTCGTACCGTACTTCCTCCTCGCGTCTCGTACCTCGTGTGCCAAGACGGGTTCATCTCCGAACTTCGTCTACACCTTCACACCCACACCGGCCGGTCTTCCGGTGCGTTCACTGAGCATTACGATCGAGCGGAACACTGGTGTCGTGTTCGGTTACGTCGGGTGCGTCGTGAGCCAGTTCAAGTTCTCGATCTCCGACGGCCTGCTGATGTTCAGCGTGTCGATCATCGGCCAGGACGAAGCGAGCCAGAGCACACCCGTTCCGGCGTTCACCACGACGGTGCCGTTCGGCGCGGGTCAGTACAGCGTCGAGATCCCAACCGCTTCGGCGGTGTTCGACGTCGACACGTTCGAGTGGACGTGCAACGACAACGCCACTGCGCAGTTCCGGCTGAAGAACACCGGCCGTGGTGCCCAGTTCGTTAGCTACGGCGAGCGCGCGATGGGCCTCACGTGTGAGCGTGACTTCGTCAACCGCTCCGACTTCGATGGCTTCAAGGCATTGACGTCCCAGACGATCACCATCACAGCGTCGAAGGGCGTCAACAACCTGATCACACTCCTCACGGCAGTTGCGATCAAGGACACCTACGAGGTCGCTCTGAGCGGTGAGGGTGATCTGGTGAGAGCCAGCATCGCGTACCAGATCCCGATCGACGGTTCCGGGAACTCGTACAACATCACGATCAAGACGCAGGAGCAGCTCACCTAGTTCTTTGGGCTAGCGTTAGCGTCTAAACAACGTCTAACTCGGTTAGACTACATAGAGACAAAAGGAATGTGCAACCTCAGTACAAAGCCAAGCAGGAACGTCTAACTCAAGTCTAAGGAGGCTAGTATGGGCGAGCACGAAGAGAGTATGGCGGCCGAAGAAGCTACTGAGACCGCGAACGTGGAAGCCGCCGAGGACCCGGGCACCGAGGCCCTCGAGGAAGCCCTTCACACGGAGCCTGGGGAGGCCGCGGTGGAGGAGAGCTCGTCCGACTCGGCGCCCGCCTCGGACGAGTAAAGGGGAGAGGTGAGGATCGTCAGACATGGCGCAGGCGATCCTCACCTCGATCCGGAAATGGAATGTTGCGGCCCTGTGGGATCTGCTAAAGGCAGGACCGCGTGTTACTCGTATATACTGGAGGGTGAAAATGCCAAGGGCAACAGTTTCAAAGCTCACAGAGCGTCGCAGTCTCACGACGCTGCCTGCTGCGGATGCCACGGACACAACGCCGGCATCCGAGGAAGGTTGGATCGAACTCCGTCGGATGTCTTATGGCGAGAAGATGGCCAAGGACTCCGAGGCGATGAAGATGAAGTTTGCTACCGAAGCCGTCGGCAACGTCGACGCGGAGATCGCCATGGTCTCCGAGGCAGCGAACATTCTCGAGATCCAGAAGTGCGTCATGGATCACAACCTGGAGGACGAGCATGGTAACAAGCTCAACTTCCAGAACGTCGAACACATCCGTCAGCTCGACCCGCGCGTCGGCCAGGAGATCACGACGCTCATCGGCGAGATGAACGACTTCGAGAAGCAGTCCAAAGAGTCTCCAGGGGTAGATGCTAAGGGAAAATAATTCCACCTCTGACCTTTCGGATCCACACAGCCATAGTAATGAGTCGGCCGATGGATCTGGAAGTGCAAGAGGTACTCAGCCTAGTCAGACTTTGTCTAGCTACGGGGTGTCTTCCACAAGCAGGTGGACTACGTGATCAAGATGCGTACTTCGTATACTTGCTCGAGCAGGTCCTCCTAGCGGATCAGAGGAAGGCGGAGCTTGAACGGTCTAAGAACAAGGTAAGCTAGGAGCAGACATGGCTCTCGCAACCCGAAACATTTACCTCGTCCTCAAGGCTCGTGACGAGGCGTCTCGTGTTGTTCGAGGGTTCGGTCGTGAGCTGGGGCGCGCTGGCGCTCTTGCGCAGGCTCAGCAACTTCGCCAGCGCGCCTCAATCCTCCAGCAGGAGCAAGCTGAGAAGTCGCTTGCGGCTACGCGACAGATTAACATACTTCGTAACAAGGCTACCCTGGAGGCGAACAGGGCAGCAGCAATGCGGGGCACTGGAGCTTCTGCTGCACGCATCGAAGGTGTAATGCAGAATGCTCGTGCTCTCCGTGCACAGGCAGCTGACCTCGAGCGAGCTAATAAGCTGGCCAACAAGGAGATGTCGGTCTTCACTGGCCAGTTGCGACAGCAAGCGTCTGAGTTCGAACGCACCCACAGGGCCAGCGTTAGGTTTGCCAACGGTCTACACCAAATCTCTGCAACGCTTGTCACTGTAGGCTCCGGCTTGGCGTTGGCCGGAGGCCTAGGTGTTGCTATGCTCTTCTCGGCAGCCAATGCCGCGAATGAGTATGCGCGTCAGGTTGCTCTGACCAAGACCCAGGTTGATGGCTTCGATGCAAGCCTGAAGCAGATCTCCGACACAGGCTTGAAGGTCGCACGCACGATCGCCGTGCCCCTCGAAGAGGTTCAGCCAGCTCTGTACGACATCTTCTCGTCGACTAGTGCTAACTTGCAGCAGGCAACTATCCTGCTTGAAGGCTTTGCGAAGACAGCAGTCGCTGGTCAGGTGTCGCTGCAGGACGCCACTCGGGGCACCATCCCGATCTTGAACGCCTTCAACTTGCCAATAGAGAAAGTCAACGACATCCTCGACATTCAGTTCCAGCTGGTGCGTAAGGGTGTTGGTACCTACGGCGAGTTCGCATCTGTGTTCGGTCGTGTCGTCCCATCGGCGACTCGCGCTGGTCAGGACTTCCAAGAGGTTGCGGCTGGTCTAGCATACTTGACTCGTAACGGTCTGAGCGCCGCGATGGCTTCTACGTCATTCGCTCGTGCGCTCGACGCGATCTCGAATCCGAAGTCCGTCAACAACATGGAGAATCTCGGCATCAAGGTTCGCGATGTCAAGGGCAACATGTTGCCGCTCGAGCAGATCCTGAAGGGTCTCTCGGACTACCTCAACAAGCTTCCCAACGCAGATCGAGTCGGAGCGTTGGTTGATATCTTCAAGGGTGCAGGCGGCACGATTCAGGCTCGACGGTTCTTGGACCAGGTCCTCCTCAAGCCAGGTGAGCTGAACGACTACATTGGCTTCTTGCACGACATGCAGAATGCTAATGGGCAGTTCGGTCAAGCCTACGCGACGATGAGTAATACCGTCGCGGCTCAGACTCAGCTGCTCAAGAACAAGTTCGACGTCATCAAGATCACTGTCGGGCAGATTGTCAACCCGTACCTGGTCGGCCTACTGCATTGGCTGAACAAGATCGCCGACTCGTTCAACAACCTGAGTCCAGCCACGCAGAAATGGATCGTTCTTGGCATAGCGTTGGTGTCGGTGCTGTCGATCGTCGGCGGCGTCATGCTCATCGTGATTGGAGCCCTCGCAGGTATTGCGGCGGCTGTTGTCACTGCGGGTACAGGCTTCTTCATCCTCGTAGGTGCTGTAGCAGGGCTCGTCCTTGGCCTCATAGCTCTGGGCGGAATATTCGTCGTAGCATACGAGAGAAGCAAGGCCTTCCGGGACATCATTGCCCGCTCGGCCGCTACTGTTGAGCACTTCTGGACTGGTGTAATCGTACCATTCGGCAAGGCTGTCAAGGACGCGTTCGAGAAGTACATCCTGCCTCCGCTTCAGAGACTAGCTGACGTCATCGAGCAGAAGGTCGCGCCAGTCATTAAGGAGCTGCAGCAGAAGTTCGACAGCGAGTTCATTGGCTCAGCCAAGCAGGTGGCGAACATCGTCAAGGATGGTTTGGTAGAGGCCTTCAAGATGGTTGGCTGGGTCATCGACCACGTCGTCAAGCCTGTGTTCACATACCTCGTACAGTTCTACCACGAGCACAAGGACACAGTCGACATGGTGATTCACGGCCTGATGTTCCTGGGCAAGTGGTTTGCCATCATCGCAGCAGTCATCACAGGCCTCCTACTCGTAGCTTTGGGTGGTCCGATCATTGCTATCATCACAGTGTTCGTCGGAGCGATCATCGGCATCGGCCTTGTCGTCATCTGGCTGATCGATATCATCCGCGACATCATCCACTGGTTCAAGGACTGGGGGGAGCACTGGCAATGGGTGAAGGACAAGTTCAAGGACTTTAAGGCCATCATCAAGCTTGCGTTCGAGGAGGCTAAGGCAGCCATTACAGACTTCTTCGCGGATGCGCCAAAGTGGTTGTATGACGCAGGCAAGCACTTGCTTGAGGGTCTCATCAATGGCATCAAGGATAAGGCGGAAGCCTTGCCTGGCACGTTGAAGAAGGTCGCTCAGGCTGTAAAGGACTTCTTCCCATTCTCGCCAGCGAAGAAGGGTCCGTTGTCGGGTCAGGGAAGTTTGTACTACGCTGGACAGCATCTGGTGAGAGACCTCGCAGACGGTATGGCTTCGCAGAATGCGGCATTGGGGTACTCTGCAGGAGGCGCAGCACTGAACGCAGGTAACACTCTCACAGCTGGCGCGAGCAACAACAATACGGCGTACAACCAGAACATCAACATCACCACCCAGGAGATCGATCCGAAGCGGCACGCGATGGAGCTCGGGTTCTTGTTGGCAGGGGGTAGGTAGTGGCCATAGGACTTAACGAGTACGAGTTCCAGTTGAATGACACTGGAGTCCGGCTTGGTGTGCTCACGTCGCTGCCGCCGTACTTCGACGTATCGCGCGTGTCAGGACTGGACAATGCTCCGTATCGAGAGACAGTGCGCGACCACGAAGGAGCAGACGGTAGCTTTATCGACGCCGAGCTCGAGAAGGGCCGCGACATCATCGTCGAGGGGATGGTGTATGGCGACACGTCGAACATCGAAGGATACCTCGATAGCCTCAAGGCGAACTACGCGCCGGTGCAATCACCGATCCCATTCTACTTCCGTCCGGGCTCAGTAGCAGAGAGGCTGCTCTTCGTTAAGCCTCGAGGTGTTCACTACGATTGGGACACAGCTCGACGTATTGGGTGCACAAGCATGCAGTGCGCTTTGTATGCCGAGGACCCTCGAATCTACGATGCGAACCTGACCTCGACGATCATTGCCTACGGTGGCGTAGCTGGCAACGGGTTGAACTTCGTTACGTTCCGTGACACGTATTCTCGTGTCACGGCGAGCGGCTTGGGTACCGCAGACACTGGTCACACCTACACCTTGACAGGCACAGCGGCAGACTTCTCCACTGACGGTACTAAGGCCAAGATCACTCTCAACGCGTCTACCACGACGGTATACACAGCACAGCCTAACGTGACGGCTGTAGTAAACCACTACGCGTACGTTCAGGGCCTGTTCCTATCTGCTACACCTACGGGCGGTAGCATCTCTGCGCTGCTTGACGTACGTGCAGTGGACGCGAGCAACTACTACCGGGCCGAGCTCATCTGGACGACCTCGAACACGATTCAGATAGCTTTGAGCAAGACGGTGGCAAGCGTCAACTCTTCTCTCGTCGCTGCGACTACTGTTGGTGGATTGACGGCAGCCTCGCTGATCAACGTTCGTGTCGAGCTTGAGCAGGGTCAGGGCGTAGCAACGACAAGCGCGTTCCGTGCTAAGGTTTGGGCACAGGGTACGGCTGAGCCTGCAGCCTTCAACGTCGAAGCATTCGATGGTGCTGTTACAGCTGCTGGCGGATTTAAGATCAATGCAGTCCGCAATGCGGGCAACACGAACGTGGCACCTATCCTATCCTGGGATCAGGCCGAGCAAGATGAGGGTATCGGGTTCAACGTAGACTTTGGCGGCGGAGCGCTTCCGGGTACCTCATTTAACCTGACCAACATAGGTAACCGTCCTACGCCTGTACAGTACGTCATTCAGGGGCCGTGTGACAATCCGATCGTAACGAACACTACGACCGGTCAGAGCATGCTGTTCATCACGTCACTGTCAGCAAGTGATACGCTAACCGTCAACACACGCGACAAGACGGTGTACCTGAATGGTAACATCAATAGGCGAAATACGTTACAGGCGCCAAACTGGTTCTTCCTTAACCCTGGTGTGAACAACATTGCGTTCGGTGCAGCTAGTGGCACACCAGGAACGACTCAGCTAACCGTTTCGTACAGATCGGCTTGGAGGTAGACTATGGCCGCTATCAACCCACCTGGCTTCCTCCAGAACGCCGGTGCGACGCATACAGCGGAGCAGTTCCGTGATTGGCACGGGTTGCTTGTAGCTGGCAAGACTGGTAGCACTTCCCTAGTAGCTCGGGGAGGTGTGCACCCAGGACTTGGCAACGCCTTGGTGGTCACTCAGACTGGCTCGCCGTCGATGGCAGTAATCGTCAAGTCCGGAGCAGCTGCAGTTCCTGGATCTGAAGGGACTAAGCAGGGCGTCTACAGCTGCCTCAACGACGCTGACGTGACGCTGAGCATTGGAGCTTCGAGTCCTACCTTGAACCGCATTGACATCGTGTGCTTCCAGGTTCAGGATCAGGCCTACTCAGGCTCAGTCAATGCGAGCTCGTTGGTCGTCGTTGCAGGTACTCCCGCTGCCTCGCCTTCGGCACCAGCGGCTCCCAACAACTCAATCGTCTTGGCGCAGGTGTCGATCGTAGCCAACGACACGTCGATCACCAACAACGAGATCACGGACAAGCGTACGTATCTGGCAGCTACGGGTGGTGTGATCGTCTGTACCAGCACTACGCGCCCAGCAGCAGGTACGGTCAACGCTGGTCAGCTCATCTACGAGACGGACTCTACGAGCATCCTGCAGACCGACGATGGTGGTACGACCTGGAAGAAGATCGGCCCGAAGGGTGTCATCGCACGTGTCCAGCGTACTACTACGTACAGCTCAACGGGTGCTGAGATCGGCGTCCTCCGCTTGGACAATGTTCCTGTCATCAACGGTAACATCTACCTGCTACAGGTACATGGTATGAACTTCACTGGCGGTGCTGCGAACCTGAGCGTTGCAGGACGTCTTCGGGTTAACTCGGCAGGTACGGCGACTACGGGTTCTACGCAGATTGCTGAATCAGGCGATGAGGTCTCGACCTCGTTTGCGCCATACCAAGGAACGCCTCTGGCCGGTATCTACGTGCCAGGAGCTAACCAGTCTCTGTCCGCACTGTTCTCAGTTGCGATTACAGGTGGCACAGGCAC